AAAGTAGTGTCAAAGTCTAGAAGTCCCATTTATCGTACTTTAACCTTAGAAGTCCCATTTATCGTACCTTCAAATCGCCACTCACCTCGCCCATTTTTGCAGTCCGTTTTATTGTACTATTGCCGTTCCCCATCTAGCATTATACACTATGTAATAATCATTCCTAATTTTACAAAAAGTACAATCTGTATTATTGACTTTATACGCATTGTAAAGTATAATATAATCATAGGGAGCGAAAGGCACGAATGATGCTCCTAAGCCGTGGTCAGGCGCGTGAAGCGTTACGGATAGGTTTGCGTGACTGCTAGCTCATTTCCTTTCGCCACCCTTAACATGGTAGAACTCTTTAAGAGTAACGGAAAACTGGTCATTGGACGTTAATAGGGTTGTGTCCTATTTCTATCACCAAAAGCCGCGCTAACACGCCTGTTAGCTTGATGGTTACATAGGTTTGCCATTTCTCCTACTCCGCCATCCAAAAGGACAGCACAAGATGTTCGCAATCCAAGTTAATTGGAACGCTAACTCTAAGCATAATGGTCGAGTCCTCGGCTAATATTAAATATGAAAGGAGTGTATTACAATGTCGATGTGGTGGGACTTAAAGAACACATTATCTTATAATGCGCTCTTTAATTTTGTAGTTGGTTCTCGTGGTTGTGGTAAAACTTATGGCTTTAAGAAATGGGCTGCTGAAGATTTTATCAAAAATGGGAACCAATTTATTTATATTCGCCGCTACAAAACTGAGATGAATAAGAAAGCCAAGGAGAATTTCTGGGCGGCAGTCGCTCATGAATTTCCTGACCATGAGTTAAAGGGAACTTCTGAAGGCGCTTATTATATAGATGGTAAACTTGCTGGTCAGACCAGATATATTTCATCTGCTAAATCCGAAGAACTCCCACTCGTTAATAAAATCTGTTTTGATGAATTTATCTCCATGGATGAAAGTCATCACGGTTATCTTAAAGATGAAGTAACATTTTTCTGCGAATTATATGAAACTATTGCTCGTATGCGCAGAGTAGTGGTATTCTTCTTTGGTAACGCTGTTACATGGGCAAATCCTTATTTCACAGAATTCGACATTAAAAAGCCCATTAACAAAAAGCAAATTGCTACAACTAGAGAAGGCTTAGTCTTAATTCAAATTGCTAACAATGAAGAATACATTGAAGCAAAAGAGAAAACTGACTTTGGCCGTTTGATGAAAGGCAGTAAGTTTGGTAAATATGCCGTTCACAATGAATTTTATCTTGATAGTGTAGTTGGTATTGCTAAGAAAACTCCTGAAGCTAAATATCAATTTGGCTTTAAGATTCACGACGACTATTTAGGTTTATGGGTAGACTTCTCTTCCGGTAAATGTTATCTCTCTAGAAAATACAGTCCAGGTAGTGGCGTGATTTATGCGTTGACAAATGATGACCATGATTATAACACTATTTTGATTGCACGTACTCCACGTCCTAACTGGTTATTATATATAATTAAACAATATCGGTTGGGAGGTTTGTATTGTGAAGATGAAATAATTAGGCGATACCTGATGGATATTTTGAAGATTGTAGGTGTATAATGTTAGGAGTTGAGTTTATGCCCTTTGTTATTGTTCTGGGTTTTATCACATTTGACATTCTAACAGGGCTGATTAAAGCAAAGCACGATGGTTCTTATAATTCCAGTATCATGCGTGAGGGTGGTTATCACAAGTGCATGGAGATTCTTGCAGTGGTAGGCTCTTATGGTATCGAATACGCAATGCAATATGTTGACCTTGGTATTCAGATTCCCCTTGTAGGTTCCGTGGTTACTTATATTTGCATTATGGAGTTTATCAGCATTATGGAGAATATGTGCGCTGTAAATCCTGAACTTTCTGCTCTATTTAAGCCCTATCTAGAAAAACTTAAGGGAGATGAAGAAAATGAGGAAATCAAACGGTGATGTTCTTTTCTACTGGCCTTTAGAGAAGCACATTATCACAGCTGGTTGGACTTATAATAACGGTGCTGCACACCGTGCTATTGACCTGCGTGCTGCACCTTGTACACCTGTTTACGCAGCCGAAGATGGCACAGTAAATCAGGTACAGAGCTGGGATGGTAGAACCAAATCTGGGATGCAGTCTTATGGCAACATGGTTAGAATTAGGCATAACAATTATAATGGTTCTAAGTTGGAAACACGCTATGCGCACCTTAAAGAGTATCTCGTCAAAAACGGTCAACGCGTTTACGAGGGTCAGCTTATTGGGTATTCTGGCGCAACTGGTAATTGCTTTGGCCCACACTTTCATTTTGAAGTAATTTATCATGATTGTCGTGTTAATCCTTTGAACTGGCTGGACAGCAATTTTTGTTGTGCAACGCAGACAGTAATTAAACATCTTGGCAGTTACACTTCGGTTCCGAGAGAATCTACTAAAGGCGATTACATTAAGATTCATGCAACTGGTGTTGATATGCAAGCAATCATTGCCCTCTGTGAGAATCTTAAACTTACTTATGAACGGAGTAATAAATAATGAAAACGCGTGACGAAATTTCTGCAATGCTTGGCGGCTTTGTCGATGCTAAACCTGATGAACAGGGAACTCTGATTGCTGGCGTTCTTGACGAATTTGATGAATGTCGCAATGAAGCAGAACAGTTTACTAATGGTTGTCCAGATGGTTCATCTAACTGGCATGAAGCTTATGATAATCTTCGCAAAGATTATGTTAAAGCATTTCTGAATGATGACAATAAGTCAAATGACGATTATCAGAAACCTAATGGCAATACAATTACTATTGATGAAGCTGCACAGGCTTTTGTTAAGAAAATGTTTGGTAGAAAGTAATGTCGATATTTATAATGGAAATTCTTGCTATAGCTATTTTCTTGTTTATTACACACTAGTGAGGTGATTTAATGTCAAGGCCATTTAGTTATAATGATGAAAATTTTACTGTAATTGGAAATATTCTCTTTGCTCATGTTGATATTGGTACTAAGAAAATTAACAAAGGAGATATAATTGGCACCATTCCACCGGCAATTTATGATAGACTTGTTACTTATAATTCTATTGCAATTATCTCTAATAGTGTTAAGTTAGCCGTTGCATCTCAAATTTGGTTTTATGTTGATGATGTTAGAAATATTATAACTAATGTTGATATTACTGAAACGGCTTATCCTCCTCGATTAGCGTATGCATGGTTTTTGCTTAAAGACATTTAAGGAGCTGATGATTTTATGGCATATTCCTTCCACAACCAGAATATGAGCACCCTCTCTAACGTTCTGGTTATCCACACCGCCCTTGATAAAGGCGAAACTGCTAATACTACCGCATTTACCATTCCGGGTGAAGTTATGGCTCGTGTCATGAAAACTGGTTATGGTAAATTTGTAGTTACCAATTCTATTCCCTGTCTTCGTGTAGTTCTTGCTGATGGTACTATTTCCAGTGCTAAAGTAACTTCCGCTGGCGTTGTAACTTTGACCGCTGCCGCTAAAGGCAAACTTATTATTGATGGTACACTTGATATTGAGTGTAATTATTAAAGAAAGAAGGTAATTTATTATGGCAAGTGCTGCTGTTGGTATTATTCAGGCTGTATTTGGTAGTGATGCTACTTTTGGTGGTGCTCCCCAGATTGAGAATACCACTGAATCTATTAAATCTGCGTGGACGTTTATCAATTCTTACGAACCTCGTTTGAATTATTTTTGTAATGCACTGGTTGACCGTATTGGCCTGACCGTTATGCGTTACATTTCCTTTGAAGACCCTTGGCAGGTTTTTGATAAGGGTGTTCTGGGTACTGGTGCTACTGTTCAGGAAATTTATGTAATGATGCAGAAAGCAACCCCTTACTTCTCTGCTGACCGCGCTACTAATGATGAAGTTATGAAAGCTGAATTTGGTAGCGACCCTGCTGAGGTTTACACTGCTTATCATGCTGTGAACTCTCGCATTAAGTACAAGGTAACTGTCAATCGTGAAGCACTGGAAACTGCTTTCATGAGTGAAGCTAACCTGTCTGCCTTTGTTCAGAATATCATCGACCAGATTTATAAGCCCGCTGAACTGGATGCTTTTATCATGAAGAAGTACCTGCTGTATCAGCTGGTAAAGAACAACAAGCTTAAGAAAGTAACTGTTGCTGCTGTTACTGATGAAGCTTCCGGCAAGAATCTGGTTAAGAAGTTCCGCCAGATTTATGGCAAGATGAAGTTCATTTCTAAGGAATATAACGCTGCTGGTATTCCTATGAATACTCCGGCTGAACGTCTGTACACTATTGTTCCTGTTGACATTTCTGCTTCTATTGATGTTGATGTTCTGGCAAGCGCATTTAACATGGATAAGGCAGATTTCATGGGTCATCGTCTGGAAGTTGATAGCTTCGCTCTTAATGAGTATGAAGTGGAACGTTTGGAACATCTGCTTACTGGTAATGACCCCTCTGGCTCTGGTGCTGTCACTATTGCAACTGGTGGCGATAAGACCTATACTCACGTTACCCCTAACGATGAGGATATGGCCGCTATTCAGGCACTTATGGTTGACCGTGATTTCTTCCAGATTTATACTAAGCTGAACACCATGCGTGAAACTGACCTTGGCTCTACTCTGGATTGGAACTACTTCCACCATATCTGGCGTATCTATTCTGCATCTCCGTTCGCTAATGCTGTGCAGTTTACTACTAAAGCTTAAACTTGACATTTTCTTGAGCCAATAGGCTTATCCTCCTAAGAACGTGGGGCGCGCATACGACATCACGCGTTGCTTATATGGCAGTTTACAAACAATGTATCACTGACCAAAGCACAATCAGAGTTTCAGCAGGTTATCCACATTATCCTGACGGTTCAGTTCATGGCGGTATTGACACAGTACACACAAATCATCAATCCTATGCACCAATGGCAGGTACGGTTGAAACAGCCCATACATGGCAAGGTGGAACGACTGGTAACGATTCTTGGGGCAACTACATTGTAGTTAAAATGAGTGATAACAGCTATTGGCTTGCAGCTCATTTTGCTAGTCAAATTCATAGCGTTGGTGAAACAATTACTCGCGGTCAATATATTGGAGAGCAAGGACAAACAGGTAATGCCAGCGGTATTCATACGCATTGGGAATATTGGATAGGTGGTTATGGTACAGCTTACAGAACTGACCCCTCTGCTATTCTTGGTATTCCTAATGAAGTAGGTACATGGGATGTTGAATGGGATGCTACAAATCCACCAACACCACCTGGCCCCAGTCCTACTCCTACAGCTAAGCGCAAACTTCCACTCTGGATGATGTGTAAACCACCCTACAGATTTTGAAAGGAGCAAAGAACATTGCCAAATATGCAACTTTATATCTGTAAGGGTATCCCTACAGATAAAACCTATAATCATGTGCTTAGGTTTCAGTCTGATTCTTCCCGTTTTGATTATTTTACGTCCAAATCTGTTCTTCATCTTACCAATTATACCTATCAGCGTTTAGATCGTTACATGTCTGTTGGCGTTAATGCTGAAACGATTGAACCGTGTAATTATATCGTATTTCAGAACGCCGACTTTTCTAATAAATGGTATTATGCCTTTATTGATAGTGTAGAATACGTTGCAAACGAAACTAGCAGAATCTACTTTACTGTTGATGTAATGCAAACTTGGTTTAATCAGGTGACATTACAACCTTGCTTTATTGAGCGTTCTCATACAAATACTGATGAAATTGGTGATAATATCATCAATGATGAACTGGATACAGGCCCATTCGTTGACGATATTCAGCAGTACATTGATTTTGATAAGCGTATCTGTATTGTTACTACTTTTGATAAGCCTGAAAAAGACTCTCCCCCTGCATCTGGCTCTTTACGATTTGGAATTTATTCAGGTTGTAAAGAAAACTTTTTTACCACAGCGGAATCTGCTAATGACTTTATTGCTAAGGCTGTAGAAGCAGGGCAAGCACCTGATGGCATCTTGGGAATTTATATGGTTCCCATTACCTTTGATACTGGTAAGTATGATAAGACTTTTGTAGTTCCTAATAATGTAGCTGGTTATGTACCTAAGAATAATAAGCTTTTTACCTATCCGTATTTCTATCTTCGTTATTATTCTACACAAGGTGATAATCACGTTTTTCGCTTTGAACTCGGAGATAGGAAGAAAAGTCTGCATATCGGATACAATATAATGTCAAATGCTGGACAGACTACAGCAATGTTTGCAGCAGAGGATTATAAAGGCTCTACTGGTTATAATCAGGAAGATGTATTTGCAATTAGCAACTGGCCTACTTGTGCTTATAATACTGACATTTATAAAGTATATGTAGCACAGAATTCTAGTTCTATGGCTGTAGAAAATGCTGGTTTAGTAGCAGGTACAATGTTTGCTGGAATTAACCTGCTAACTGCTCCTGCAAAAGATGCACAAGCTATGGCTGGCAAACATCCTGCTCTTTTTCCTGAGAATACTTATGGAGCTATTGAGGGCTTATCTAATCAGATGCTTGACATTGCAGGCACACTTGCAAAACGTGATGATATGGACAGGCTACCGCCACAAAGTCATGGTTCTGTTAGTCCTTATTTTCGTTTTACTGATGCTGGCATTTTACCGACAAAAGATGCAAGTGCCCCATATGCTATGGCGAGTTATCATCATGTTACTAAAGAATTTGCAAAAGTTATTGATGACTACTGGACTATGTTTGGTTATCCCATTCACCAAGTTCAGGTTCCTAACATTGATTCTCGAAGAAACTGGAATTATGTTAAAACACAAAACTGTTGTTGCTTAGGTGATGTTCCTGCGGAAGTTTCTACAATGATTAACAGTATCTTTAATCGTGGTGTTACATTCTGGCATAATCCCGGACTTGTTGGTAATTATGAAGCAGACAATTCTATCTATAAACGTATTCCAGAAGTAGGTGAGTAAATGAGTAAACGTTCACAAAAACCACAGCCACCTTGGATTGATTCATACGATTTAACTGTTGCAACTTATGCTAACTGGTTTAATCGTCTTTATGATGTAGCACTTGCAAGATTCAAATGGGAAGGGCTTGACGATTCTCCTTTTTTGGATGAACGATTTATTGAGCAGTTCTTGTTCTGGCAACCTTTAATGGCCGGTTATCATGACCCTGTTATGGGTAACTTGATTCTCCCTGCTATGCCTAGTGATAACTTTGACATTATTGGTGACCCTAAATACGTTCGTGCTTACGGCTACAATTCTAACTATCAAAAAACTGGTCTGAGCAAAGAAAACTGCGCTTATCTTTGGTGTAATATGCGCCGTTCCCCTGATGCTATTATCATTAAACAGTTTGCACAACGTCTTACCAATATTGACAGAACGATTGACTTAAACCTTGCTGCACAGAAAACTCCTCGAATTGCTTATGCAAATGAGAATACGAAACTTTCTGTACAGAATCTAGTATATCAGCAGGATAAATATGACCCATGGCTGTATCTTAAAGGCAATCCCTCTACTGATGATATTAAGAACATGATTGGTGTTCTTGATTTAGGCGTTCAGTACATTGGCTTGCAGTTAGAGCAGCAGAAAAAAGAAACTCTTGCGGAAGCTCTTACCTATTTAGGTATTGAGAGTAACTACAATATGAAAGCAGAGCGGCAGTTTACTACAGAGGTTCAAATGACCTTAGGTCAGGTAGAAGCAGACCGTCTTTCTCCATTGTACTCTCGTCAAAAATTCTGCAAGGATTATAATAGGCTCTTTAATACTAATATCACTGTATCTATGCGTTCCCAGCTTGAATTGACTAAGATTATGGAAGGACGCGAGGATGAAGAGAATTTAAGCGATACCAATGTTGAGGATGGTGATAAGGACAATGAGTAAATATACAACTCAAGTACGCTTTATCTGTGAATCAAAAGCTGGTATTGTTGAACCTTACACCAATGTTTCTTATTCGGAAATCATTGAGCGTGCGCGTCCTAAAATCTTCAATTTTAATTATCCTATCTGGAATGAAAACAAGCGCAAAGAGCTTGAAACCAATATCCTTAAACATTTCTATACAAATGAAATTGGTTCTGAAACCTTTGGTCTTTGGCAGCTGCGTCTGGATGACTGGATGAACAGCCATATGCCTTATTATAATCCTCTCTTTGAAGTACTTGATAAACAGTATGAAATGTTCTTAACTGATGACTTTTCCATTACCAGTGACGAAAATACTGAACATCATGATGTGAATACAGAGGATAGAACCAAAAACAGTAAGGTCAATATTGATGGTACAAACAGTTCCAATTATACTTCCAATTCTAACAGTAATGGAGAGAATACCAATACTCACACTGATACTCCACAGGGTAGTCTTGATAACTTTCTTGCTGGTAAGTATATGTCAGATGCTGACCATAGTAAGGCAAGTTCTACCAATGATTTTAGCTCTAATGCCAATTCCAGCAGTAATAGCAATACTACTCAGGATGATAAGAACAATACAAAAGAAAATCGTGACGGTAATGAGCACCGTGTTCTTGACCATGTAGAAAAAGGTTATCGTGGTCGCTCTCTTGTATCTATTATGAACGATTATATTAAAGAGAATACAAATATCTATAATTGTTTATATAGAGATATGGAAGTTCTGTTTATGCGTTTATGGTAAAGAGGTGATTAGGTTTGAAGTACAATCCTTTGGACAAACTTTTCCGTTCTGTAATTCCTGTTGCCTATGATGATAGCATTAGTTACTATGAAATGGTATCTAAGGTTATCGAGGTAATGCAACAGTACATTGAAACCAGTTCCATTAGTTATGCAGACCCTATTCAGTGGGATATTACAAAACAGTATCCTCGCAACACAGTTGTTGTTACTGTCAATGGTGATGGATATTTGAGTACACAGCCTGTACCTATTGGCATTGATATTGACAATGAAGATTATTGGACTAAGATTGGCAATTTTTCTGAATTGTGGGGAAGTGTTAAGCTTGCTATCACTCCTGTTGATGAAAAACTGAAAACTACTGCAAGTGCTAATCGCAATATTAACGACCTTGTTTGGCTTAATAATGATTTGTATGTAATTCTTAAGCCTATAGATGCAGGTACCCGGTACATTGAGGGCACTAACTGTGCTAAGACCACTATTGCTGAACGTTTACACTATATCCTGTCGTTAAAAGTTGCCAAATATAATGAAGATGATACTTCCATTTCTTTTGGTTTCTTTAATCCTAATAATGGTACTATCGTTACTGGTGGAGATATTCATATCTATGATGCTCCTATGGAAACTATCAAAATTGTTGGTAAATAAGAGGTGCAACTATGGCTGAGCAATTTGTTTCGAAGTTTAATATTGGTAATCAAACCATTGAGGTAAAAGATGCTAGTGCTCGTACTACTGCAAGTACTGCTAGTACTAACGCTAGTAATGCTCTGAATAAAGTATTAGAGCTTGAAAAACTTTCTCGTGTCGAAGTTGGTTATGTAGCAGCTACCGAAACTATTAGTATTAAAACTGGAACTCATGACGTTACTTAATAGGGGGTTTCATCATGGCTTATGTAGACAAATTTAAAATTGACGATAACAGTTATGATATTAAAGACACTGAGGGACGCACTGAAACGTCTAAGAAGATTGACATAGATACTGATGGAAATCTTGACCAGACTGTCAGCGGTAATATGAATCAGACTGTTGGTGGTAATGTGACAGTAACCGCAAATAAAGTAGAAATTTTTTCTAAAGGTGGAAAAGCGTTTACTGCTCATTCGGGTGTTACTTCGGTCGGTAATACTACAGTCCCCACATATATTTATGGTAACCTAACGTTGGCATCAGCCCGTGAAACAAACATTGATGATAATTATGCTTATGTTTCTATGGGAACCATTAACGACCCTGACACAAAATTTTTAACAAGTCGCACTGGTAAGATTCCTAGTTTTGTTGAGCCATCCCCTGTTAGCATTGAAAAATATCAGACGTTGAAAAAAGACGGAACTGATGATATTACCGCTACCATTAACACTCATACTAAGAATGAACCTCTGTTTATTCCTGCTGGTACTTATAAGATTAGCGCACCTTTGCAGCTGAAACATAGCCTGTATGGTGCCGGTTCTTCTCGTGACCCTGCGCGTGGTACTAGCGATACTATCTTACAGTATACTGCTAATCCAACTGCATTTGGTAGTCAGGGTGTTATTACTGTATCAGGTGATGATGTAACTGGTAATATTGTTATTGCTAATTTGGACATTACTTGTAACGGTATGATTGGTGGCATTGTATTTACTACCAATAAATATACTGATAACAGCATTTACAATGTAAGTATCAATAAGGTTAAGTCCTATGGTGTTTACTTACAGCCTAATAATAGCACTCTGAACCGTTACTGCTATATGGATAATGTAATGGTATGGGGATTCAGTGATAATACTCCTGTAGAACGCTGGACTGGCTCTGTTGCATTTTTCTGGGGTAATAAAGCTCCTGACTGCGAATGTAATAACCTTGTTAATATGGTATGTCAGGTTGGTTTTGACTGCCGTACTGATGTATATGGATGTAACTGGACTAGCTACCATGGTATTCCCTCTGGTGGTACAGGTGGTACTGATGCCAATACTTGGTGGAATAACTCAATCGCTTGTAAGGTTAGCAACAATGATATTCATGTTACTAACTTCTATGCAGATACTTGCAGGTATGCTTTTGTCTTTGATGGCCCAGGTAAAGCAGCAGCTTATATTAACAATTTGATTTATACCTGTAATGATGGAACTGCTACTACTGAAACTGGTTATGCAGCTATTGCTTTGATTGGTACTAGCCCTAATCCACAGTTCATTGTTAATGGTGGTATCATTAACCGTTCTGCTAAAGTTAGTACTACCATTCAGTCGATTGGTACTTATCCTGTTACTAATGCTGTATGTAAGCTTGATGATGTTTACATTTATACTAAGCGCGAATATATCTTTGTCAATGATGCCGCAAATCGTGGTCAATATATCTGCGCGGCTGGTGAACATCGTTGCATTGACTTGGCTATTACTAACCAGACGCAGTATACGGTTGATGGTCAATCCGTAACTGGCGACCCTGAACAGTACAAGGCATTTGCATATATTCCCGTTCCTTCTGATAGTTCTACTTCACAGGGTTCTATCCGTGTGATGGATAGAAATAACATTGATTTTACTGTTTATCTTAGCAATAACCTTGAATCTGGCGGGTTGTTTGCAATTAGTGCTATTGATAATCGTCAGCTTAATAAGGCCATTTATGGAGCGCCCATTGGTGCAGGCAGGACTGTTACTTGGGATGTAGTTAATGACTTAAATAATCTTTATTATACTAATGATAGTAACGCAATTATCCTGTATTTAAAACGTCCTGCATCTTATGGTGTAACGGTTCAGGTTTCTGGATTCATGGATGGTAACTCCCCTGTTATTCTCGACCGTATTAGAAATGAAGATGGCACTCCTATGGATTATCCTCGCTGGAATAACAACAATGGTATGACTGCTATTAAGGTTCTTCGTCCTAATATTAGCTAAATAACAAACACCCCTAGGTGGTTATCCACTTAGGGGTGCTTTTCTATTTAGAATGGCAAATCATCGTCAATATCAGGCGGCAATTCATTGGGGAGCTTGTCAGTCATCCTCACTTTCATCATCTTCATCTTCATCTTCCTGCAAGGAATCAAATGCGTTAAGAATAGAATCGCTCATAACTTTACGGAATTCCTTAGTAATAGGGTAGCAAATATCATGCCATTCATCTTTCTTATTCTTTGCACTGGGCATTGCAACAAACAGACCCTTGCTGCCGTCCATAATCTTGATACCAGTAATGCAAAATACATTTGCAAGTGTAATGGAAACCATAGCGCAGCAATTAGACTTCTTGTTATTGATAGGGAAGATACGAATATCAGTGATGACGGAGGAAGCGGACTTAACAGAATTGGTGGCCTTAGCGGATGCTTTCTTGTTAGTGTACATAGTTAGTTCTCCTTTGTTAAATAATGGTAAGTAAGAAATTTATATTGAGGACAGTTTTTATACTGGCCGCAACAATCGTTTTTAAGGTTGTACTCTTGGCGTGACACTCTCATACCCTCACAACGAATGTAATTTGTTGTATGAGAAATATAATAAGGACATGCAGCTCTTCTACTGATTCTATAAGAATCTTTTTCTTTCAATTAAATCATCTCCTATCACTCCATTCCCACTGGAATATACTTGCAGGATTGCCGTCAATTAACATAGCATATTCTTTGTCAGATTGTACCTTATGATAAGTTCCATAAAGTTCTTTATCATTTTCATCGTGGTTTATGCTAACAACTTCTGGCAAATAATCTATATAGGATTCTCCACGCAATGAATAACAGAATGAATAATACATTCTATTAACAGGACTATTTGTTGAGCGTAATGTATAGCCGCAAGGTTCTAGTACAGTTACAGAATATTCATCCAAGTGGTCTGTTTCTCCATTATCATCCGTAAAATCTCCTATAATGTGTGTTCCCGGAGTTTTACGAATAAGCTTCTTGTTTATGGATTCATCATAACTGATATTAGGACGAAAATATTCTTTTACTAGGTACTCAAAATCTTCATCGTTTACTATTTGTGTAAACAATTCAGAAAGCTGTTTCTTGCTTGCACCTGCTACAGTAGCCTTAACTTTTAAGTGTTTATCTGCATCTAAGTATGTTGCACAATAGCATTTACTTCCCCATGTTACAAAATCCTCATAATGACCATCAAAGTCCATAATGCCAAAATTGTAACAATCTTTATTCTCGCTGTTATTAAGAATATTATCATTGAATCTATCAACGGCTTTTTGAACATCCTCATTGTAACCTACAAAATAACCGCTATCTGTATCGTGATAGAGAGGTTCAATGCCTTGGCTTAATACTAGATAAAGCATAAAGCAAATAAGGTGCAGTCTACTATAAGCAACCGTATACAAACCATCCGTGAAAATATTTAGGGAATTTCTGGATTTAAGAAACTTAACCCCAGTTGGAATCCACTCAAATTTATCACCGTCCCCCTGTACGCCAACTTCCTGTCGTAATGGCTTCATAGCTGAGCATCCATACTGACCATTCAGTCCACCTTTACTTGCCATTAAGGCGAAGTGGACTAAATCTTTGTTATGGGTATTCATAATTTCTTGTGCCACTGAATCATCATAAAGCTTCAATCCCTCAAATGTAAAATCGTTTAACGTTTCTATATGGTCAGCAACTTTATGCTCAAGTTTTTTGAATCCAGTTTTCTGGCGTGCATAGTATTTAACTGTATTCCGTAAAGGCTTGTTAATAAATTTATGGGCTGTTGCATAATAAAGTTCATCACATTCTGAACTACTATAATCATAAAGCATTTGAATTAACATAAAGTCAATATCACAGCCATGAAATGTAAGTTCATCTGCTTTGACTACTTTACCATTATCAAAGTTACCATTTTTAACATTTGTGCATTTGGATGTACTGATATAGCTGTAAATGCAGTTACCAAAATCCTTAGCGTTAATATTATAAAATGTAACGTTAGCCATGAAGTTATATTTTATTGGCCTTTCAAACAAGATTGATTCACGGTATGCTGCTTGGAGGACTGAATAGAATTTAACATCTTTACATCCATATAACTCAATCCGTTGGTCGGGATAATGGAAGAACCCTGAGTTAGCGCCGCTTTCGCAGCCAGATAAGAACTCATAGTTTGCGGACTGGAAATTTTGATAACATTCATTAGGATTAACCTCTTTTCTCCACTTGTAAGGGAATCGTCTACCATACATTGCTGACGGATGCATAGAGCTTGCGTCAAAGCACCATACATCCTTAAATATTTTACCCACTGCGTAAGGATTAGCATGAGTATAACCACCTGCAAGACAGTCTTGAAAGAACTTCATAAATGGTTCATTATTCTTAAGTTCTATCGCCGCTGTGAATTGTGCAATATGTACTTCTTTATCGGTAGCAATATTTCTGTTAAGCCTTGTTTCACGCTTAATCATTGATGTGTTAGACACTCCAATATCTGATACAGTATCAACTTTAGTGAAGTTAGCCATGTATCTACATAGTGCATACAAAACTAGCTTACAGTCACGTTCATTGTAAATGTATTCAGAATCAGGCAAATCTGACCACCAATAATATTTTTGGTCGTAACCGCCTTTGACTTCTTTAAGTTTAGGAACTCCAAGTTCTGTACCTATAAGCTCAAGGCTTTTGCATGAAAGAATCTTGAAGCTATCATAAAATTCAAGATGGTCAAAAGCTGCTACTAATGGCTGGTGCGGAGCAACCGCAATGAAACGTTTAGGATTAAAGTTTTTAATACAGAAATTTATGTTACGCATCATTGCTTCAAATTCATAGCTCAAGTTATGCACAAAGATTTTTACGTATTCATCATTATTCTTAGCATCCTCATTGATTCTCTCAAATTCAGAAGAAATTGAATCATAAGTTCTAAAGAAATTATAATTCATTTCATTCTCGAAGTCACTAAATGGTGCGTGAGGTATAGGACGATAAGCAAATGAAGCTAGGCCGTGAAGATAAGTGCTTTGCAGATGCTCTTGAAGTTCATCCTCACCATACATTAAGGATGATGTTTCAATATCATAGCAATATATGATAGTTGAATACTTATGCTCGTTACGCTTTATCACATATAGCACCACCTTCTTTCATTCGTGAATATTACCACAAATCATACTTAGATGCAAGTTCTACAAAATTTTTATAAACTTCTTTATTATTCTCTATAAACTCTTCATTATCCTTCGTAATAGATTTAAGTTTATTGCTTGCATTAACCAGAACTTCGCCCATCTGGTCAGAATTTCTTAGCAGATTGTCATACTCTGAATAAGCTCTGTCCATATCTGATAGAGAGTTAAGTCCTAACTCTTCACCCAGTTCACATAGTTTTTTCAAATCTTTTGGCGGAATGTCCCTGCTATATGTGCCCATAAGATTGTTAAGTATACCAGAAATTACTCCCCATTTCTTTTTATCAAAATAGGAATCTGGATTTCTAAGAATCTTATATGCAGCATCGCTATAATTAAATACATCCTCAAGACGATTAGCTACTCTCAATGACCTGTAACTATCTTTTACCGATTTATCTAATGATTTAATATGCTCTGAGTATTTAGATAAATACTCTTTCATAAGCTTTTGTGATGTTTTGTCATCAAGGGTATCGGCTATATCAATAAGGTCGCTATACATTTTTTCGGCTTCATTAAGAGCGGTGTTAGCAGTAAATTTCAGAGCATTTGCAATTTCAGGAGATTGTCTACCTCTAAGACTTTCTTTAAGCTCGCCTGTTACAGTGATACCTGCTTTTCTGGATTTACGTCTTGTTGCACCTATCTTTTTCAGTAGCTTAGTTGCTTCAGCTTGGCGCTTGAATGTTTTATGGTTTTGTGCCATTGCGCTTAGATTCCTCCTGACGTACATCAATATATGCAAGCTGCATTGAATTACAGAATTGATACAAACCACAAGTGGAATCACAATATCCTCTAGGTGGACAAGGAATCCTAGTTAAGCAATGAGCAATAGAAATTCCTAATTGGTTTAGATATAGGTCATCGTATTTATCAAGATGAAGAATCATAATTAAAACTCACCTCTATTTCTAAGCTCTTCTTTAACGTCATAATCATAACGGTCAAGCAGATAACATAACTCTCTAAGCTGGCAATACTGACAATCCTTGTCCATGAAATGTGTTAGCCATGAGGGACAGGCTTTAATGTACCAGTTATCACGTAGTTTACTTAGTAGAGTAAGGGTTTCTGTATCTAGGTCTTTAATTGTCATAATAAACACCATCCACGTTTTCAGGCCAAACAGAATCTAAGCAATCACCTACAAAATATTGGCTAAATGTACAATTAGAACTTGGTGCTACAGAATAATAAACTACTCTGCCATCATGCTCTACAATGTCAATAACCTTACCAATTTTAGCAATGGTAATTGCTCTTTTCTCTTGTCCATCTCCATAGAAATAACCATATTCTCTTACATTGTATTTAATGATTGAGCCTATGGGGATGGGATGGATGGGAAAGTTGTAACGCATTGTATCAACTCCTAACATAACACTATTTCAAACTTATCTTTTTCAATATATTCAAAATACCATACGTTATAATAATTAAGCACATAAGGCATATCTTTAACATAGCCTGCAAATCTAATATGATTATTAAATTTTACTTCTATATACGTTGATGACCCTATATTGCCACATGTACCTATAAGTTCGGAAAGTCGCATTGTATCAGCTCCTTATACATAAAACTTAAAAGCTAGTGAATAAGATAAAAATGTGTTAGTATGTAAACTAGTAATGGTGAAGAATTTGAATTGAAGGTTCGCATACCTTGATTCTAAATTCTTAAACAGACATATCTTTTTAATTGTGCCAGATTCTATAATATATATAGTCGTTTCAGCATGAACAGAACCACAATTAAGTAGAATATCATTGATTGTCATTTTAATCACTCCAATACTATTTCAACGCCAGTATCAATTACTTCAAGAGATTTAAGTTTATAATAAGCGTATCTATATGGCATATCTGCAAAGTATCCTGCGTATACAGTTTTATCTCTAACTTTAAGTATCAAATATGTCCAATAGCCAATATTCTTTATATCTTTTAATAGCATTTATTTTACCTCACGTTTACAAATATACAATTATGTACATAGTCAATATCAAGAACGTAAATTTCTTTAGATTTGAATTTCTTCTGAATGCGCCAATATGGTGCCTTATCGATTACCATGCCTTTTTAGTAACTCGTGCCTTACTTCTACCATTGTAAGTTTACAACTTTGGCAGTAGTCATGTCTCATGCAATCATCACAAGTAGCTCCCATATAATGTTTAGGGCAGACCCAGGTAAAGAAGTCTTGGCAGAAAACATATAAAGCCCATAACGTTTCATCCTTACGATGCTTTATGGTATTTCTCCATAATTCTAATAACGTATCATCTAATGGCGCAAGGTCTTTTGAAGTAATCATAAGTATCACCTACTTTCTTAATAATGAAGAAGGGAGAGGGAGAGGGAGAGGGGGATTATTAAGTTTAAGAAATTGAACCCCCGATTTATTTTTGGGCTTCTCACGACACCCCCAGTGGGCGGCGCGGCAGGGTTTGTGCTAAGGTTAATGCCTATGCTCACCATTTTCTTAACGGTTGGACGCTTTAGCGCTTTGAAGCGGTAAAGTGTGTTAAGAATTTGTCAATCGCTTTAGCGCTTTATAGTGGCAAAGAGTGTTAAGAATTTCACAGGTTAGCAGTTAGGCTTAACTATTGCTAGTTATTTATACTTAATAGTAAATAGTTCTAACTAAAAATTTGTATAAAAAATGCGCTGCTATTAACAGCGGCGCATATTTTTATTTGGGTCAGTGCTGATTTAGTGCATTGGAAATAACGCTTGCAAAGTCATCTTTGACATTTTTTTGTGCGGCGCGCTTGCCAGTTCTTGAATCATTGTACAAATTAACTTTTTTGGGATAATTCCGGCCGGTTTGGAATTCGTACCTTATCCAATTCTCAAACTTTGCAACGTGCTGAGATGTTGTATTACTATAAAAGCCAAACACCCACAAAATGCCGGTTGTACGCTGAAAAGCTGCTACAATAGTTGTATAACTCTGCAAAATGATAAAATCGGAATTGTCAGGCGTAAAAATCCATGCTTTACATGAGTAAAGTTGTTTGCACTGACCCTTTACGGCGCGATTATATTCACCAATAACGGCGTCTGCCAGCTCTTTACGTGTACTGTACATCATTTAGAAAACACCGCCTTTATAAAGTCGTCAATGGATTCGCTGCTATTTGATACGTCATGTATAATAGTCGGCTTGTGAATGCTAGAAAAACCGGATGCGGCGAAGCCGTTTTTCGCAGTTCTGATGCTACAAAAAGCCATATCCACAAATCCGCACTCATCAAATAACTCACACTTGATTCTAAATCCGTTTTCAATGCCGGATTTGTTCGGCCTGATTGTAACAAGTTGTGTTTTCATTTTTGTGTACCTCCATTTTTTGTTTGTTCGCCTTAAGGCGTGGAAGCGGGCTTTTAAGCTTAACCCGCTGGAACTTATTAAAGTTTTACTGCTGACTTAATGGGCGTTCAATAGGTACAGCCACGGCATTAAACACATCGCGCGGAATTCCAAGGGTATTTTCATCTTTTGGCTGGACATTCAGAACCTGCCATTTGGTGCAAGGCTCCGCATTGTGCAATGCTTTTTCAACCTTCTCCGCATCAAGAACGCCATCAAACTGCTTTACCATCTCGCCGGATTCCACGGAAAAGTCATCATTAAAGCGGGCGTATTTTACGCGTGCGACCGTGCCAGCCTTAACGGTACGGCTCACGCATGCCGTACTTTTTGGCTTGTCGTTAATGGGGCGCGTGATAATAATAGTTTCGGTGTTGTCTGCCTCGTTCATGGTTTTTTCAATTTTCCAAGTTGTCATGATAAAATACCTCACTTTTATGTTTTTGTTTTGGAATGGGATTTTCTTTATTTCCCTTTGCTCTTTACAATTATATTATAACATACCCTAAAAATAATACCATGCAATTTTGTTGCAATTTATATGGATAAATGTGTACTGTTAAATTAGTAACAATCGCTTTAGTGCTTTAATGCAATAAAGTGTGAAATTCTTAACAATCGCTTTAGTGCTCTAAAGTGGCAAAGTGTATGCTAATCATGCAATGCCCATCACTACACATATAAGCGCTTTAATGCTTTGAATCGCTAAAGTGTGTGAATAATTTAACAATCGCTTTAGTGCTTTAATGTGATAAAGTGTGTGAATGTTTTAACAATCACTTCAGTGCTCTAAAGCAGTGTAGTGTGTGAAAAATTTAACAAAGGGGAAACAGGAATCATTATCAGTATATATTTGACACTACTTT